AGAGCCGCGATATTGGGGAACCATCCGAGCCCCTGCGCATTGCCGAAGTAAGCGAAAGCCCAAACAGCAAGCCCAACGGCAAGCATGTAAGCGAAGTGCTTTATTGTGTTAGTTAGTTGATAGTTCATTTTCCATCTCCTGTGTCTCTACGCCAAGCTCTAATAGCCTGACCTTCCATTCGGTTTCATTGTCAAAGGTCTCCCATGATGATAGAGACGTGAACACGCTACCAGTTTCGACATATCCGTGTGCGACTCTATCATTTTCGTGTGCTATCCACCAGGTTGGTGTTTCTATTCCATGTCTCATTTATTACCTCTCTATGTCGATGAATACGGATTTGCCGTTGTTATTGTCCACCCTTTTCCCTCGAGTGTTGTCAGAGCATCAGCCACAGCGGGCAACGGCGCACCACCATCCTCCGTAAATTTATTGGGTGAGAAATCAATCGTGATGTTGCTACCCTGCGTAGGATTGGCAGCCCACGCAATCAAAAGCTCATCCAGCCATGTTGTAGGCTGTGTTTTCGAGCCCGTAAACATACCCGTTGTTGTTACGCCGTTCTTTAGAGTCCAGCTTTTCATGTTTGGATTGAATGCAGCGCCATAGCAGTTGTAGAACATGTTGGACATATACTCCACTTTGCCCACGTCCCACTTAGAAACATCAGGATTGAATGCAGCGCCATAGCAGTCCTTGAACATTTCGGCCATATTCGTCACATTGCCCACGTTCCAGTTAGAAACATCTGGATTGAATAAAGCGCCAGAGCAGCGGGCGAATATGTAGGACATATTCGTCACCCTGCTCACGTCCCACTTAGAAACATCTGGATTGAACGCAGCGCCACGGCATTCGGCGAACATTAAGCTCATGCTTGTGACATTGTTTGGCAATGTTTTAGGCACAGATATGAGTCCAATACAGCCTTGAAACGCACGGGGAAACGACGTGAGTCCCAACTTGCCAAAACTATCAATACGAGTTAGCAATGTTTGCCCCTCAATAACGACGAAACCGTTTCGCCCATACATCTTCATGCTGCCAGAGATTTTAATGGTATACGTTCCAGCAGAGGCGTATGTGTGCCCTATGAAGGTAGAGCCACCAGTATCAGATACAGTTTCATTAGCAGAGCCGTCACCCCAATTGATGGCAACCTCTTGCCCAGCGGAAAACCACGTGGAGTTTGCCTGAATGGCAAGTTCAATGTTGGTGCCAGATTCTGGAATCGCATACACGAGAATCATGTCGGGTGATCCCCCACCCCGCGCACGAGACAAGCCGAGACCTAATGCTAATTGAAGTCTCATTTGTAGCTCTCCAGTATTTCCCCTATCTTATCAAGTTGCTTCTGCTGATTTTCGAGGATATTGTTGTTCTGATTATTCAATGTGCCACCATACACAATTGCGGCAAGAAATGCAATGATTGCCAGAATCTTGGCCGTCTTTGTCCAGAAAGCTGACCATGCTGAGATGTCGTCACGCTTCTTGTCAAGATACCTGTTAGCCAAATGCTCAAACTTCATTTTGCCATTCTCGCTACACATAAAATCCGCCATTAATGAATATATTATATTTTTAACTTCTGGATGAACAAGACCCATGACAAGAGTTTGATGAAAATCATCATTAAGCAAATATCTATCATCATACTTTTCATTATCAGTCTTTCTGTCCATTTCAACTATGTGCTTAAGCTCCATTATGCTTTTCTCAAGATTAGCGAAACCGCTATCCATTTTTCTCTCCATGTCGGACATTCCTTTTTGAAACTCTTGTCTTGATACCATGTCTCTTTCTTCCATTAGTGTTTACCAATAATCCTATTTATCTATACGCAATCAAGACCGAGTCAGTCGAGCTTGTGGGAATTGTTACCTTTTGAAAAGCACCCATGATTAGCGTTCCAACAGAAGCGTCATTTACGTCTGACATATTCTTGCCCGCACCATTAACAATGACGCTGGTTAAGTCATTGGCAAACACACATTCTGTGATTAATTCAATGCCAGAATAGTTGCGCTGATAGCCAACAATACTTATGTTATCACCTGCAATGAGCGTAATATTAGAAGTTAGGGTTCCAATTGCTAAGGCATCAAATGGTATCTCACTATCTTCAGCAGCTTTAGCCGCCACATAGATAACAGAACCTTGAGGGATAATATCGCCAGCAGTGTTATACTGTTTCACTTTAATAATATCAAAGTCGTCTGGCATCGACTGATATTTCTTTTGATTTATGTCTCTTTCAGCCATAATAAATACTCCTTATCTTCATGTATCTATTTTTTTTGTTTATCATATAGTGTCAAGCAATTTGTTAATTTTGCATGTAGGTTTTGATAGAGAGTTGGTCAAGGTAGGACTTGATAAGTTCGTAAGTTTCTTTGTTCGATAACCAGTTTTTCTTGAAGTGACTTCATTTTACCCTGTACCCATTACGCCTGCAAGTCTATATCTTATGACTATCTGATATGACATTCCTGGAACAACATCTGCTATTGTGATAGATTCAAGAATGTTATTAAATGTAGTTGATATCTCTATATTAGAAAGATTAAGTAGTTTCATTAAGTGCTGACTTGGTTTCTCATACACGGATATGGACAATGAATATGCGTCAATATTATCGTTAGATATTAATGATGCGACTATTTTAATAGACGTTTCTCCCGATAGCGCCGGTAATCCAGCCGAATAAATCTTATCTGCCTGCAACGCATTAACTGATGAATATAAATTTTCAACATCATCTTCAATTGCCCCCATATTGCTATTAATGCCGTTAATCGCTTGACCAACATTGACATTAAGCCCACTAAGAAAGTTCATTTGGGTAGCCGTTACATTCCAAACGAGCGGCACATCGTCGTTAAACGATGGTTCATCAAGTCTTTTCTGTGCAAGTATTTGCGCGTCACCATTTGTAGTTATATCCCTCGAACCAGTACCACCAATTTCCCTGTTGCCTAATACATATTGCTTAATTGTTTGCATTGCAATTCTGTAATTTGCACCAGCATGAGCAACAACTATATTTGCAGCACCTTGTACGCTTGCATAAAGCCATTCTGTTAATGAACTAATTTTCTTATCTTCAGCAGCCATTTATATCTCCTTATCTCTCTATTTCCGGTACATCTGTACCATAATATATTTCTTCTGCCACAATTGCTCCAGAAACGCTATCTTCAAGCAATATCTTACCACCATCTTCATATAAAATATAGCTTATTTCAAAATCATCACCATAGTTGAGAAACATGCTTGTGCCTTTTTCCATAAACTCAAGTGGAATGGTTTGTCCAGCATTGCCTTTTGCGCTTGCTTCTAATAACTTAAAATTGCCAACAAATAAAGCATCATTAATAGTTCCGTAGTCGGCAAGAGAACGATACTTAATTGTAAGTCTGTGTAAGCTTGGAGCGTTATTTATACTGTTAATCATGGATATAATTGGTAGAATTTGACTATTATCAACATCAGGTCTTGCCTTGTTAAACAGGGAAAACCTAACAACTTTTCTATATCCATAAAAGTCTTTGACAAGGTTATCTTCTATGTTTGTGAATATCTCGGTAAAGTCCGAATCAACATCTTCATCATCAAATGCTGCATATTCGAGTGTAGCCTGATTGACAACGGCGTATGGCGAGTATCTTTGCTTCAAGGTAAACGTGGCAGTGCCAGCAAGACCATTGATTGGTCTATATATGATAGACATTAAATTTCTCCAATTAAGGTAATGCTTAGATGACCATTGCTCAGGTTAATATTCTTTTCCATAACAAAGTACTCTTTGGATTTATAGATTATTTTGTCAAGCAATTTTATTTCAGAAGTTTGACCATATATTTCCAGGTCAATTCGTTTTTTATATCTATAATTGATTGACTTATAGAATGAAACAATAGACGGCAAAAACTTATCGTAGCCAGCAACTTTTTTTAGTTGGTCAAATTCAAGCTCGTCAATGTCAGTATTTTGCGATATGTTTTCCTCAATTATCTGCCCATCAATTGTTGCCGTCCTATATCCCAACACACTGTCTGTCTGGATTTTGCCCGTGCCATCAACATACAGCAATTTCTTAGCACATTGAATTGCCATAATAATAGCTTTATCTGTATCGATTGTGTCAAGTAGCTTATTCTCGAGTCCGTCATTGTTTCCTATATCAAATGAGCTGCTTGCAAGACTGTGTTGATATGGAAACGGTGTCCTGACGAGTGTCTCGATAAATTGTTTAAGAGTTGCGCCTGCCTTTTTCTCAGCAATTGTGCCATCTCCACCCGTATCAAACTGCGAGAAATGCACGATACCATTAAGCTTCCGTGCGTTGTCTACGAGCAGACCAATAGCATCAATAGCTTCAAAAGTGATTGCTTTCTTGCTTATTTGTACTGTATTGAAGTCAATCAGGCCAGTGAATAAAACTTTATTGTTTGAGGTGTCTTTTAATTGAACCAATATGTCTGTGACACTTGAATTTGCTTTGGTATAATATTTCTGAAAATAATCACGGTATATATATAGACCATAATTATCTAATTGCGATTCATCTTCAAGGTCAAACACTGGAATGCTATCAACAAATGTTTCCTCGCTTGGCAGTAGGATTCGTTCCTTGCATTTGATAGAGTCAAAATACATCCAGTTGGTTTCAGTGAAGTCTGTAGCAAAAAGATAATTGTTTGGAGTCGAGAGCATTTCATTTATATTTATATTGTCCATATAAAGTCTATATTGAAGATTGGGAAGATATAGATTGCACATAGCAGATGGACTGTGATAAAATGTTCTTTCAACTGGAACATAGAGATTCCAATATTGCAGATTTCCTTCACCAACAATTTCTATTGGTATTTGAGAATCAGTCTGTTCACTGTTGGTTTTTATTTGTGTGGTTCCTATTCTCATGTTATTGTCTTGGATTTTTTTACAGCACTTAATATATTCCGCTGAGAAAACTCGGCTAAAAGAGGATATTGCATTTGTTGGGATATAATTCAGTTGATGATCGCCAAATACAACATTCTTATTTTTATAGAATGGTGTGTATATATCATATTGTGAGATAGGGATAATTTCAACAAAGTCGAAGTCTCTAACATATCTACCCATTCTTTGCTCTTTATGTGAGTTGGATATATAGGAGAGAATTAGAGAATTATATTGATCCCACGAGATTGTGCTTGAAAAGAAATCTGAAAGCAGCCACAAGTATCTTTCTGTACTATTCAAATAATTTGATGTATATGTTGCACTTGTTGTATACCAGTCTTCCGTGGTGTCCCCATGAAAAACATAGGATATAAGAAAATCTGGTATAGCTGTGACCACTTCAAAGAGTGAAGCCGCAAGACCATAAATAGCCCAGGAAAATGATTCTTGTCTTCTGGCGCAAGAGTATCTAACGAAGTAAAATAGCCTTTGAACAACAGTATCAGATGAATCTACATAACTACTAAACCACGATATTCTTTCGCAAAAATAATCATATACAATTGATTGTGTTAAATCAGATATATCTGAAATGTTTTTCGTTTCCATAATTGTCTTTGCAATCATGCAGGAGAAATTGTTTATATAATCCATCCAGCTTGATATGCCAATTTGATTGTTGTGCCTAAAAGTATTGTATATGATGTTCCTTAACGGGATTGACTGGACTCTGAACCCAATTACTGTATCTTCCCAAGTTTGAGTTATTTCCCCAAAATGACGATAAAAAAGTCTTTCGTAGGAAAATATATCAAGAGCTTTTGTGTGACTTCCAAAGATTGCAGGAATATTCTCTGTCTCCATGCCATCTTTAAGCAAGCGTGTTGTATCCGTGAGTGAATTAACAATATCTTGGTTCTCTGACTGATTTGTATTCAGTAATCTTATCTCAGCCTTGCAACGCCTTGCGTCTATGGTAAAATCATCAATACCTGCCAGCTTTTCACCGTCAATGGTCAAGCTATCCTTCGGCACAAGCCTTGAATAATCAGTTAATTCAAACACTTAACCTCCTGCGTTTTTTGCCACCAATTTCCACAATTTTATTAAGTTCAATAGGGTCAAGAACACGAGCCCCATTGAGATTGATTTGTATGCTTCCAAATGAGCCGGGCTGACCAACATACCCACCTTGTGCAAAAAGTCTGCCATTGGCGGGCTGAAGGTTATTCTTGGGCATTCCACCAAGCATATATTTAGACATAAAGCTACCCATGTTGCCGCCAGACTTCATATGTTCATACATTGACATTATTGGATTAAAGTTCTTATCTAGTGTTTCCTTATCAATAACCAATTCACCAGCATGAACTATACCAGCAGGCTTGTGTCCAGTTTCGTCGGGAGAGCCATAGCCCGAACCAGTATATCCACCGCCTGCAAACTTTTGATTATTAATCATAGCCATCTGAGCAGCAAAAACGCCAGTAAGTAGAGATGTCAAAAGAACAGCGGTAGGAATGCCAAGAAACCCCTTTGTGCCATATTCAGTTGTATGTATTCCAATTAATCCTTTAGCAAAATCAACAGTTGCATCATATATAGCCTGCTTCTTCTTCATGGCAGCAAGCTTCTTTGCCTGTTCTTCTTGCAGTATTCTTTCACGCTCGGCATACTTTTCGTTGATAAGTGCCTTTTGCTCTTCAGACATATTCGTGTTTGAAAGCATAACATCTTTTTCACGCTTGAGAATGGCTAACTTTTTTTCTGTCTGCTTTTGCAACTGTTGCTGTTCCCATTGCCAATAAAAAGACCAAACTTGTGTAAGCTGATTAACAGACTGCTGTGCAACATCAAAAATAGCCTCTTGCTCGTTTTTGTATTCAGAGATGCCAAAAAGCTTTTTGACGTTGAAGCTATCTGTTTCTCCGGTAATGCCCTCCCGAAGCTTGCCTATATCATCAATATCTTTGTTCGATAGAGATATACCCCTTGCGCTGAGACTTTCCGTCATCTCTAGTAAAGCACTATCGAAGGCATCAACTCCACCTTCATCGTCAATTACCTGTTTCAACCTTTTCTCAATCTCAGAATAAAACTCACTATTTTCCTTAAGGCTGATAATTTCAGATAAACTATCAACAATACTCTTGGCAACCATCTCCCTAATTTTCTTGAGAGCATTAGCCTTTTCAGATTGACCGTCAGCTTCGGCTTGCTTAATTGCATGGTCAAGAGAGTTTATACTTTCAGTTACGCTCTTATCGATGCCAAAAGTGTCAACAACAGCATTAAGGTATTCCTTGTCAGATAAGAATGAACTTGCCGCATTAAACCAAGACAACAGGAACTTTGCTCCGCCATTCTGCATATTCTCACGCAGGGTTCTTAGCTCTGAGTCAGTAAAGCCAGCATTGAGTAATGCTTCATCGGACATTCCCTCGCCACGTGCATTGTAGCTGTCAAAAGCATTCTTTGCTTTAATCATAGCAGCCCTGCCCCCTTCAAGGTCGCCTGATTCCAACAGGTTCTTGCCAAGCTCGGTGTAGAAAGCAATAGCCTTTTCACTTTCAGTAAATAACTGCATAAAGGTGTCTTTATCATTCATTTCACGCAATAAATCTAACTTAGCTAAAGCTTCCTCTGCGTCTTTTGTAACAATCTTAGGGTCTGCCATGTCCTTTCTAATTTGTGATTCAACATCATCGAGGGCTTTCATGCGTGCTTCTCTAAACTCCTCAAGAGTAGGATATATGTTTGTGCCAATGGCTTCAGAAAACATACTCTCAAGCTTATCCATGTATGACTTTTCTGATGTGGATTCACCTGGGGTGTGTTCTTTTGTGACGAAATCCGGAATCGGCGTTTGAGGGATAGTTAGTTTTTGTATCTCAAGATATTGTCCAGCCGCCGTTCTGTATATATCAAGTAAAATATTCATGTTATTTAACTGAGTTTCATTCAATGTTTCGTTTGCCATTCCAGTCTCAATTTCATCAGATAGTTTCTTTGAAAGATTTTCCATGTTCTTTCTGTATGTTTCTGCGGCAAAGTAAGCTTTTTTGCTTTCACCGCTATTAAGAAGATTTTGGATTGCACCGGCCTGTATCTTAATCCCTTCTTCTGCTTCGTGAATTTGGCCATAGCGACCTTGCCTTGCCAACCTAATTGCTGTTTGCCCATATGGAGATTTATCTTTAAGAAGTCTTTTGTACTCTTCTCTTGAGTCTGTCATATAATTTGCCGCATTAACATCATACTTAGTGCCTTGAGACATTTCCCCAATGGCTTTCATCAAATCACTTTGTAAGCCAAGACCCTTATATTTTATAACATCATCTCTCAGGCTTTGTTGCATTTTGCGTAATTGTTTAATGTGCTCTATAAAACTTTCACTTTCCTTTGTCATATTGGAAATATCCAGACCAACATCTTTCATGCGCTTGGATATTTCATAATAAAGCTTATCCATTGAAGCAATTTGGTTAGCGTTTTTATTCTGTATTGCATTAAGAGATTCCCACCGCTTTGCTAAAACATCTATGCCGTCAAATTTGTCAATTCTATATTGAAGACTTTCAATTTGATATTCAGCATTTTCTGCACTCTTTGCAAGCTCGTCAAGACCAAGTGCCTTTGAAATATCGTTCTTTTTGATTTTATTAGTGATACCAGACATAATAACGCCAAGCTCTATAATGCCACTGATTAATAAACTTAGACCAAGCGTTGCCTTAGCCCAAGTTACAGAAAACTCGTGACCAAGAATCTTTATTTGTGTTTGAAGAACTTTGAAATGCAAAACAGCTCTTCTTATTAGTTGATTAATCAAAACAAGCCCAAACGTCTTTACGGCAATGGTTAACGCAGGAATGTTTTTAATTAAAATATTGATAACGCCTGTGAGATAGTCATAGAAGGATATTATCTCACGGTTATAGCCACTTGCCCACATCATTTGCATTTCCTGCCAGGCAGTGTTCATTCTATTCTGAGCAAAGGCAACGGTATTAGTTCTCTCGGCAAGCCCTTCCTGTGCCGCGCCTGCTGCGTCTATCATTTTATAATAATTCTCGGCATAGTCACCCATATTCCCAAGCAGCGAGGCAACAGCTTTGAAGCCAGTTCTGTTCTTGAACAGAATAGTAATCAATTGCTCCTGTGCGCTGCCCGTCATGTTCAGCAATGGAACAAGTTCCTGCAATGCACTTTCCAAGCCCTCAGCCTGTATTTTGCTTATGTTCAGGTCAATGCCAAGCTCAGACATTAGCTTTTTAGCCTGAGCGGTGGGCGTGGCAATCGTCATAAACATCTGATTAAGCGCTGTGAATGCCTGGTCTGCATTGATGCCATTAATAGTCATAGTTGCGATGGCAGCCGCCACTTCCTCGATAGGTATCTTTAGAATAGACGCAGTGGCGACAACTTTACTCATCTGGTCTGTGTATTGCTGGATAGTCAACTGTCCGTATTTGACTGTCTGGAAGGCTATATCCGCAATCTTGCCCACTTTATCAAAAGTCATGCCATACGCATTGGCAATTTGCACCAAAGCCTTAGCAGAAGTCCTAACATCACTGCCACCAGAAATGGAAAGCTGAATGGCTCGCTCTAAAACATCGGAAGCATTGGCCACGCCGACCTGTGCCGAGATAACTTCATACATTGCACCAGAAATCTCTTTGGCTGCGATACCGTAGGTGCGGGCAAGGTTTCTAACATCATTCTGAAGCCTGTTCTTTGTAGTCTCTGACTCATTGGCAAGCAGAGCAAAGGTCTTGGTCATTTCATCCTGAAACTCTTTCCATGTATTTAGAGCTTGTTTGGGAAGCCTGGATATAGTGTCAAATAATTCATAAGACAGCTTTGCCGTAATAACGAATGAGATACGTGACACTAACTTCTCCATAGAGAACATATCTTTGATGGTCTTGGAGAAGTAACTTTCTATGTTTTTTGATTTAACCTTAGTAACTTCCAAATGTCCGTTAAGTGTGCGAGTGGAAATGCCTGCCTGAGCTAATTGCTTGGCAAATATATCAGCTCTTGAATCCCTAAACTTCTTGGGCATCTTAGATAATTCAGCATTTACCCTGCGCATCTGAAAGTCAAGGTCTTTGCGAGACATTTTGCCAGAAGTTATGCCGCCAATAATATCAGAGCCAGCTTGTTGAGCTTCCCTTGTTATTTTAAGGTCTTGCAGCCTTTGCTTTCTTAACTCATCATGTATCTTTTTCTTGCGCTCAAGCTCTTTATTTTCATTGCGAACTTGAACAAGACGCTCTTTTGCTTCATTGACAGCACCCTTGACGCTCTCGGTCTGCCTAATCGCATCAATATACTCTTTCTTGCGCTGAAGCATCTCATTTTCATCTTTGGAATTGATAAGATTGGTTTTAGCAATAACTTCCTGTTGCTTAACTACTTTAAGTAATCTTTCGCGCTCAGTAATTTCTTTGTTAACAGCATCAATGTCTTTAAGTGAGTCTGCTTCATTGAATGAGAAACCCCCGCCCACAGCATCAAGCACGGCCTTCTGTTGAGTCGAGGTTTTGAGTTCCTTAAATCGCCTTTCTGCGTCACGTTGACGCTGTCTTTCCTCTCTCTCAATCTGAGCAGCAGCTTCTCTGAAATCACGCTCTGCTTCTTTTCTGCGTAACTCATTGAACTCTCTTAACTTTTGACGATTTTTTTCTGCAAGTTCATCATCACCAGTATATTTTGAGTCCTTAATTTCTTCTGATTTATCATAGCCATGTTTTGTGAAGTTGGCAAACATTGCAGCTTTTTCATTTGCCTTTTGAACCTTTTTATTGTAATCATCAAAGACAACATTAAGTTTTTCAAGTCTTCTTTGATACTTAAGAAGCTCTTGCTCGTTTTTTTCAGGAGAGTCTGAATGCATAGCAGGTCGCTTAGGTATCTTGATACTTGAAACACTCTTCATCAGTTCTTCAATAATGTCGATATATTCCTTAAGCTCGGAAACCATGCCCCTTGAGCCAAGCTCCCTTAAAATATCTTGTGACGCTGCTACGGATGCTATGATTCTGGAGAGTGCTTCTGCATTCTTTTCTGTTCCAGGCATGTTCTTGAGTGCAGCCTGAAATTCTTTTATCTTGTTACTAAAGCTTTGTGCCATCATTATCTCCTTTTGAGATGTCTTCTTGCCCTGCCCCTTATGTTTGACATGGACACTTCTTTGAATTTCTTTGCAAGCTCGGCCATTTCTTTCTCAATTTTAGCCTGCTCTTGTTTTTTGGTTTTAGTTAAACGTTCTACAGCCTTGTATTGAGCTTGGTCAAGCATTGACATGTATTCTTTATAGTATGCCTTTGCTGTCTTGCCCTTGAATCTTCTTAACATATTGCATATATTGATTAAGTTATTCAAGCCCTCATCAAAGTCTTTAATTGGTATGCCTTCTTGATGTCTGTCAGAGCCTGCATCTGCAAACATTTTATCAATAGTTTGCTTGCCAGATTGAATTATGTCAATATCAAGTTTTTTGAATACATTGGCGATATGTTCTTCTGCTGCAATCGCAAGCTCTTTTAATAGATAACCGCCATCCCCTTTCATTACAAGCAGTGGTTCAGGCTCTTTAATATATTTAGGAACAAGACTCTCGATAGGATTATCGGAAAACATGCTTTTATTGACGCTTCTTCTATATCCAATAAAGACATATTCGCTACCTTTCGTAGCAGAATCTTTCGTCTTAAATCTCTTAGTCATTGCTTGTCTTATTTGGCTTGCAAGCTCATGTATTGGGTCTAAATATTGCTCGCCAGAGTATGTGTCTGTTGTTATTGGGTTGATTCCAATTTCAACTGGTTTTCTTCTTCTGCTTTTTCTGTTAAGCAAAATCCGTCTTTGCCTTTGTAAAGCTCTTTGTATTTCCTTCTTTTTCTCAATGGATGCAATCCTGTCTCTAAAATATTGCTGCTTGCCACGAATCCATTTCACAAGTTCACCAACGTCTGGAACCGGAGTTTTTGCTTCATCCTCGCCAAATAAAGCATTTATCAATTCTGGCTTGACTGCAAATTTTACAAAGATTTTGCAAGAGCCATAGTTAAGTTTACCAACAGTACCAGAAGTTTCCTTGTAAGTATATGTGCAATATATGCCAATAGAATTATATAGATTACCAGTTGCATATTTAAGCCTTTCAATTAAAATAGCATGAGCACGTTTTAACAGGGACTCATCTTTTTCTATCTCAGTAATTAGATTGTTAAGAGTTTTTTTTATTACTGCTCCCGGCCTCATGTTTTTATTGCCATATATTTCAGCGAGTTCCTGAGAAATAGTAAGGTCACTTATGTCTATTTCGGCAATTATTATTGACTGGTATTCTCTATACTTGGCTATATTACTCAACTTATTTATTGCTCCTTTTTCTTTCAAGACTCTGATACATTTCATTTACATCATCATATATGTCAAGTGCAAAAGAATAAAAGTTTGCATGAGCTATTGTTTTTCGCACCTGTTCACAGAAAGAATGACTGTCAGAATCCATTAAACCAAGCATTTCCAGCGTGACTTTATTGATTTCGGAGCAGACTATTTCCTCTATCAAAATCATTGACTCATATATAGATAGGCAGGCAGGCTCTATGTTATTCTTTTTCAGGAGAAAATAGTTAGAAAGATACATGTCACCAACATATAAGTCCTTGTTTTTTTCTTGCTTTGCCAACAATTCTTCTGCTGTATCATCCATATAAATGCCGAGATTAATCACGTGTTGCTTGCGTTTGTTTAGCTCGTCATTGAAAAGACCAAGCTCTTCAGACAAGTGAATAAAAAACTCCATGACAAGCTGTGGCGTTCTCTCACCCTCTCCTGAATGAATAATATCAATAACATTGTCAAGCACATCTTTCTGCGACAATGTTGATATCAAGGTTGCCGCATCGATGGGATTTTCGAAGTTCAAGCTACAGCCGTCTATATCAACGCTGGACAAAACTCGCATTACTCGTGAGACTGTAAGAATGTCCTGCTTCAAATCTTCCTCCTTAAAATAAAAAATGGGGCTAACCAATAAATATTATAGAAGGGTCAGCCCCATGATTACATGTTCTTATTGGTTTTTTATAATCCCACGTCGGAAAGAACATTGCTATAGGGGGTTTTCTGGACATTATTTTTGTCAAGCCCGAATGCTCTGCAATAGTATGTCACGCCAGCGTCTAATTGGACGTCTCCATCAAAGTTATTGAGTTCTGTTGTCGTTTCAATATATTCAATAATATTCTCAAAATTTGAGTCAAGAGAAATTTCAATCTTCATTTTTACGATATTTTGATTAGCTTGAGCTTCAAAGATGAAGCCTCCCTCAAATGTACCGTGAGAAAGTATGAAAGAATTAAGAATTGGCGTATCATTAGGCTCTTCATATCTTAAGTCTTCTATACTTCTAAACTCTTTTACCGTTGATACACTTTTTTCGACATTAATTGTTGAAATTACAATGTTTTTACCAGCAGCCTTTTCAGAGAAACTGAAGCTACAACCCACATTATCAGTAAGTCCAGCCAACATCGCAGGGACATTGCCTATGACAATAATTTCATGGGTTTCTAACATTGCGCCATCATAACTTTTTAGTCTTGCATCGCCTGTTTCTTCAAGCATGATTACACATTCATGACCGTTAAGACCAGTTAAGAACTCAATAATCTCAGGCGTTGAATTGATAAGCTCGGCTGTAAATGTGCCAGACTTGCCAAGAACAATTTTTCCCTTTTCATTGCCGTCTATACTGTCGCCATCTTGCACGGAAACATCAATGGAATCAGCCCGCATTTCACCGACATGATACATATACTGCTTTACAATATCAAAACTAAGCTTGGCTCGTGTATAATCGATAGGGATACTATAAAGAAACGCAAACATATCATCAAGCTTATTTATTGCATTAACAAAGTCAGGCTCGCCTGAGCCAGCATTTTCAAAGGCTATCCAGACGCGATAATATCTCTGCCTGATTCCTGCTACACCATAATTTATTTTAGCCATTTGCTACCTCCAGTCGGCACATTAAGCCTGTGATAAGTCAGCAATTATGCGGAAAGAGCCAGCGGAGGGTACGCTTTTTTCGATGGTTATGGTTGAGCGAATGGAATCACTACCAGTAATCTTTTCAGTATAGGATAGGTTGAATCCATTCATTAGAATAGCAGTTTTCTTTGCTGTTCCACTAACGATGTGAGTATCACGTTCCAGCATCAATACTGTGCAATTCTGACCATCAAGTAGTTCAATTGCGGCAATATTTTCTGGAGTAGCATTCAAAAGTTCAGCGGTGAATGTTCCAGTTTTATTCAACACAATCTTTCCCAAAACATTGCCATCAACAGAGTCGCCATCTGCAATACTCATGTCAATAGAATCTGCTCGGCATTCGCCAAACTCTTGTAGCTTGTTATCAAGTTGACCACCTTGGGTATCTATAAGCGCATTAAGATTTGTCTGAGTTGGTGAAGCAACGTAGGTATCAATTGCGCTCTGAAGAGTAGAGTTATCAGAAAGACCAACATAAATGCGATAGTCTTTCTGCTTAATTCCGTCTGTTCCATAAATTACTTTAGCCATTATATTTTCTCCTGTTTAATTAAACGTTATTGTTGTTGTCCAGCCTGTTATGAACGTGCCTGCATCTATGCCAATAGAAACGGCAGGCTCAAGGTCGGTCAGAACATTGTAATCCATTTTAGCTATTATATCCTCCAGCAAGTCAAACATTGTCTGCTGCTTGGCCAGAAGGTCTGTTGGACTGTCCATATCATACGCATCAAAGACACACAATATGTATGAATACTGAATAGGAGCATATTTAATAGACTCTTTGCTATGCTGACACGAACCAAGAAACAACCCAATCGCAGGAAAGTTTCCCATTGCAAGTTCAGTTTCACTCTTAGCTATTACATATTCGCCATATTCAGCCTGTATTTCCGCAACCAAATTAAGATGTCTTTTCAAGAAATTACTGGTCACGCTCATATAGTAAATACTCCAAATTGACCCTGCGTATAAATATCATCAGGTTCATCTTCATTATTCCCAGTCGCAAAGCTCAGGCATTGATTAGCCAGGTCTCGGTAGTTGTCGGCGTTGGCTATCAAATCCTCAAAAGGGGCAGCATAAATATTTGCACCACCAGCAGAATCACGGATGGTGTTTACTGCCCCCTTAACCAGCTTCTTTAACGAAATTGCAAGGTAATATAGGCTGAAATATGACTCTGCATAAATCAAGTTGCGCAATGATTTTTGCTCGCTATCCAGTACATCAAATGACAAGGAGTCAAAGGCAGCATATGTGTCAGAATCAAAATCATTTAATTCATCTACATACGTCTGATAGACGCCCTCGCCAAGATTTTCCAACATATCACGTGCCCCGCTGGAAAGAATCTGTGAATTGATTCTATCTTGCGCCTGCGTTGTGATATTGGCAAGCTGTGTCATTTTAGCCTTGATTAAGTTCTCATATACAATAGGTTCAGCCATATTATTTCCTTGCTTAGTGACTTATGATTACGTAAGAGTCAGGCGGGAACTTATCAAGCTCAGCCTGGTCAATTCTATATCGTACATGGTATTGATATTTATTAAAGCTCTGTTTCATAAATACTTTTACCATGACAGGCTCTTTCTTAACTTTCTTTTTGGGCTTTACTTCCTCAGTTTCGATTACTTCTAAAGTAGTTTCATCGATAACTTCAGGTTTCTTAACTGTTTTCTTTTTACTCATAATTTAACTCCTATGACAAGATTAACCAATTGTAATATTACAATCAATGCAATCAGAAGCAATCATGTTGGGGTGGTAAGCCCTCAAATAAATGTGGTCGCTTGCAGTAAGAGAGAAGTGACCATTTTCAGGAATAATAGCAGCATCATCAGCAGCAAGAGCTTCGGCAAGAGTATCAAAAGATACCCCGGAGAGGTCTGCAGTTGAGCTTACTACAACAGCACCTTCATTCGGGCAACATACATGAAGAGGGGTTCCGCTGGCCACAGTCTGTTTATAAGTGTTGGTTGTGGAAGGAGTGTAGGCATTGATACCGTTCTTGGCATCGCTGGCAGAAACCAACACAGGGTCAGAGAGCTTTGCGCCCTTGAATGCGATTACGAAGCTATTGTGACGTGCAGCCTGGAAGTCCAGATACATGTCATAGGTGTATTCAAATGCAGCACCCAAAGAGGCACGGGGGTTATACTGCATATCCTTGCGATAAGACACGCTGTCGGAGGCTATATCGAGATTCTTGGGATTACCAAACAGGATAGAGCCATACAGAGAGGAGTCAGCCTCGTGGGTCTCATTGATACTCAGCCAGCCAGGGATTGCTACCAGCGCATAGCCCATAAAACGAGGCACGTTGCCAGTGGTCAGGATATCTTCCTTGACAGGGTTGGACGGATTGGTGATGTCAGAACGAGACGCAATATACAAGTCAACATCCTTCTGAGCCATCATAAACACATTTCCAGTATCGCTTCTGAACTCGGCGGGCATGGCTTCATATACTTTGCGCATAACTGCGATGAGGTTTGCACCATTATAGTCAGTGCCAGTTGCGCTGGTCGCATCCACTTTGTGCGGGGTCAGGTAGCGGCCGAGGAAGCCTTGTACCTTGATTGTGCCATAGGTATTGGTGTTAGAGCCGTCTGCAACCTGCATCATCTTGTTAAAGCCAAGATTCAAGTCGTAGAAGTTTTCAGTGCTGGCATAGTTGCCGCCCAGGCCGTTGATGGCCAGACTCAAGATGTCGTTACCAAGAGCAATTGCTACATCAGCAAGGACTTCATTCTCGAAGTTGGGGTTATACAGATTGTCCACAACGGTCTGAAGCGGAATATCTTTCTGCAACTGAGAATGCTTGAGCCACATATTGATTCCGAAGTTATGAACAATGCGGCGGTTGATAGTGGTGACAGTTCCGCCCTTCTGCTCATTGGAAATCAGGTTCTTGCTGGTGATTGCAGTGCCCTTGACATCGGTGACCAACTGCTTCACAATACGAGTGTTGAACAGCTTGAGGTAAGGACTCTTGTCATAGATATAGCGAATAGCTATCTCCGCATCCTTTTCATTCAAGGTTCTGCCACGAGTAAAGTCAAGAGTTGTTTCGTCAACCTCACTTTTCTCGACAGGAACACCATCGGAATCTACAATTTCGTAGCCCGCATGTTTAGACAGCAAATAAGCAGCCAGCGGACTAAATTTTGGCGCATTACCCTCATTAGCAGATGCAACGCCACGTTCAAAGCTCTTTTGCAAAACGCTAATAAGATTGAGAGCATCCTTTGCATCAATAGTAAGATTTTTCAATTCCATTTTAATTTCTCCTATAACAAACCGTGACCAGCCGGAGCGGAACGTTTGATTTCTACACGAGTAGGCACAGCTACGGAAGATTCGGTCTGCTTGTCGTTGAGTTTATCGTTTGTTTCAATGAGAGACTTGTTAATTTCAGCAAACTTGCTCTCAAATCTCTGTTCCATGTCTTTTAGGGATTGCAAGAACTGCTCTCCCACGCCTTTAATAACCGTTTCAATTGAGACAACTTCAGTTTTTTCAACTTCAATAGGTTCAGAATCAGTTTTTTCTGCTTCTGCATTATCGGTTGTCTCTGGTTCGCTTGAATCATTGGTATCATTCGCAATCGTAGTCTCAGTTGATGTTTCTGGCTCTGCTGCTGACTCGTTTGCTGATTTTGCAACTTCAGAAATCTTCTTATCAATGTATTCCACAGCAGACTTCATTGATGCGGACAGGGCAGTTAGCTGCTCTTCGCTCGCAGAATCCCACGAAATATTGTTGAAGAAATCCTCTTGCATCATTTCCATGATAAAGTATGGATTCTTAGACATTAAATCAAACGCCTTTTCCATTTCCTCATCAAAAGATTTAGAAAGACCAATAGTTTCAAGAACCTTATTCATCCATGATTTCATTGTTGGTTCTCCTTTGCTCATTTTGGCTTCACGAGAAATACCAAACATCGAATAACCTGTTATTTCGCCGTCTTTCCATGCTTCCCAAATGTCCTCACTGGCACGTGTAACCAAGACCCAACTACCTGCCTTGATAACATTGTCACCAATATTTAGATTCACGGGTGCAACATAGCTTTCGACAACCACGCCGGCACCAGCCAGCAGGTTATGCTCAGTATCGATATTACGGTAATGCTCAAGAAACTCGTGAGCGGTTTTTTCGATTTCGTCTTCTGTCATAAAATCGCCATAGGTGTCCTCGGAATCAGGCTCATAAACAATACCATATAATAGACGCTTTTCGTCGGCATCGTCATTCTTTGACAGGAACCTTACCTTAAACTCTGTATCAGAATGCCTACAGGCAGATTTAGCAAGAAAGAATTGCTTCTTATTTGCGCCACGTCTCACGTATGAAACATGAGTAATGGTTACATCGCTAAGTTGTCGCTTTTTCTTTATTGTTTCCATATTTTACCACCTATAACTTTGTTGTGCTTTCGTCGTTATTTTTGTTCGGGTCAAGATTATTAGACGCCTGTCCGTCACCTTGACCTAAGTCAGAATTATCGCTTGTATGCAGGTCGCCATCTTTATTAGGCTTAACAGATAAATTGCCCATGTGTTCAGTTTCGCTCTCGTCTTGTGGAGTATTCTTAAGGTCAATCGGTTTGAGACGCAAGAACATCTGCCTGATTTCATTCACGGATAATACTCTATTACCAAACTCATCAACCATATTGTAATACATGTTGGCAATAATGGCATCGTCTTTCTCGTTAGAAATATTCATTCCGTTCAGGCTAAACTCACAATTAACGCCAAACTCAAGTTCAAGGAATCTGTTAATAAAATCAACAATAGTCTTTTGCTCCGGCTGTGATACAGTTTCCATAAACAGCTTCAAGTCAGTTATGCCAGCCGAGCCTCCACCGAAATTTCCGCCCTGTGACAGGCCAAGCAATTTTGGATGAACTCTACACTTAAGCGCAATCTTGAACTGTATTTTATCGGCCAAAGTAATAAACTGCTCATCAATAGATTTTGAAAGCGGCACTAATTTAATCTGAGCTTTCTCGTTTGGCACAGACAGAAATAGCATCTTGTGCGAATTTGCAACACCTTTAAGATTGTTCTCAATAAATTCCTTAATCTTTTCGTAGCTCTTTTTGGTTAGCTTCCCGCCTGTAATTAAAACTGCCCAGGCAGGCTGTCCACCGTTAGAAAAGAAGTTGATGTTATACTGGTCTGTCAAATAGGATTGCTTAATTAAGTCAAACAAATGCGATGTGTCCGGCTTGCCATAATAAAGATTTTCTTGCGATGGTCTTTTCATGTGCAGGCAATAATGCACACCATCTTGTGTTTTGGATGACACAGGGTATGGTTCAAACACAGTCGGGCTGGAACAACCATTAGGAATATACATATACTTATCAATGTCACGTAGAGTGTTGCCAAACTTATCCATTTTTGGCTTAATATACATATCCTTAGCAGGCAGGCAATACAGGGATTTCTTGTTCCCGCTCTTCACAAATTCAAGAAAACAATTATCAAATAACTCAAAATCTGTGTACATATTCTTGAGAATAGAAGTAAATGTATCATTAAAGTTTCTGTTTGGTGACTTGAAAAAGTCAATAACATCTTTGTGTTTGTCAATATCCTTATAGCCGAATGAATAGCCACGCCCAATTGCTGTGTCAACCTTGATGGCAATACAAGTTTGATAAGTTATATCAATAGCTTTATATGCCAGAATTTGCGAGGGGTTATAGGGAGGCAAAATACACCCATTAGACTTAATGCTTTGTGGCGTAGCAAGCTTGACAGAACTCTTTGGCAAACTTATTGACTTAGAGATAGGCGCAAAAAATACTTCATCGGCACCAAGAAACTCTTTCTCAACCGTGTTGTTGCCAACAGGCTCTTCTGAAACAACTTTAACTTCGTCTTTCAATTATGTTCTCCCTAAAATATTTCAACATCAGAATCTTCTTCTTCAGTGTCGGGTTCATTATTATCTTTTACATATTTAGTGTCAAGCATTTTATTTTCAGAACCAACAGAATCTATCTCAACATCGAATGATTCAGACATCATTGACAACAGTCCTGCCATAGAATCAGGCGCATCATCCTTTCCGTATTTATATTTTCCATAGTTAGATAGATTAGACATAAATCGCCTATAATGGTCGTCTTGTTCATCGTCTTCAAGAAAATAACAGTTATTCTTAATTTCGCCTAATGCAAGCATAATTCTGATTTCTTTATTGCTTGATGTTGAGCGATAATCTATGTCAAGACCAATCGCACTGAACAAGCCCTGATTGTTTCTTTGCAAATTCATAGCAAATTCAACTCCGCCCTGATTGCTTTCAAACACAAAATCATCTGGCTTGAAGTAAGCAATCTTTTCAAGCAACGGTCTCTCCAGCGCAACACTGTCCTCATTTGAGAATACTACGCCTACAATATATTTCTTGTTACCGTATCTATAACAGAACGGGGCGGACAAATTATCTGTACCCTTGTTTGCGTAATCACACCAGCCCAATACCTCGTCTGGGTTGCCCAATTCTTCAAGGTCTTTCATGCTAAACCGCTTCAAATCATCCAGCCTCAACTTAGCAAAAGTCCTGTCGGCAGGCTTGCACATATAAAGAGCCTGAAACATCCAGCCAAGATTCTTCTTTTCCCAAGTATTCTTGATAGCCAGCAATTTTTCGGTGGGTATCATTGCCTCGCAAACACTTTTCCCGGTTTTTTCGTCAAGCGCAGGAAAGATAAACTTATGCCAAGAATCATCATCTTCCCTTAATCCAATTGGGTCTTTCTCGCACCATCTCGTCTGAATGATAATCTCGGCACAGTTTGAGGTGGTGTTTATGCGAGTGTTATGCACCGTCTCAATGAATAGGTCAAGTTTATCTAAGTATGTCTCAGACAGTGCCTCTTCCGGGTCTTTGATAGGGTCGTCAAGAATAGCAGCCCTATTACAACCACGCCCTGTGATAGTGCCTTTAATTCCTGCACCAAAATATGTGGAGATAGTCGTGCCGTCAAGTTGCCAAGACATTTTAGATGATGCCTTAGGGTCTGTCTTGACGTTGGGAAACACAACCTTATATTCATCCATATTAAGAGTATCTAACACCGCCTTAGACAAGTCCATTGCGAGGTTATCATTATAGCAGTTCCGCATAAACGAGCCGTCAGGGTCATAACCAAGCCACCACGCAATCCAAAGACTACAAGTTCTACTCTTGCCTGCACGTGGAAAGAAGGATATAAGCACCTTTCTCAATTCGCCAGTGGTAACTCGCCTGAGAATCTCTGAAAGCTCCATGAGCGGTATTTTCTCATCTATATAGAAGTCAGGATATAAGTATTTCAGAAACTCCCAAAAGCCGTATTCAGTATATGGCGAGAACTTTAATTGAAGCTCATCACATTTCTGTCGCTCTCTGCGTTGCTTCTCAAGAATGAACTCCTCTTGCGTGAAGGTAAGGTCAGACATTAGTTCTTCACCTCTTCATAATCGGTCTCTATTGCCTGTGCGCCACCGTTGTTAATCTGATACTCAACTTGCTTGAAGTCCTCATCAGATAGTTCCTGCAATTTAACGCTCCTATTATCTGCCTGTTTATTTGCAAGCTCCAACTTAACAAGTATTTCCCTTGCACCCTCGCCGCCAGCAATCTTTTGAAGCACATCAACAATCTTAGTAATGTCAGACATCTTAACCTGCTTTCGCATAGACAGCGGCCTACTGTTAGCAATATCGTCAGCCTGCACTTTGTCTATATAGTCTAACTCCCTATTAATTATCTTAAACGCCTTCAAGCCCATGTTATTGAGAACCTTTACAAAGTTCTTAACGGAACTCTTTGCCTCGCTGGTCGCTATGTCCTCTTGAATCTGCTGTTTCTTCTCAATGTAAGATTGCCGTTGTTGAATCCAAGACTTGCCCCGGTTAATTGGGTCATTCAAGTCATTAGCCTTAGCCAAAATCAGTGGCTTGGAAATGCCGTGAATCTTGGCAATCTCATCAAACGAGGGATAGCTGGGATTCAGGACATAATCAGCCCTGATTTTATCCCAGTCTATTGTCTTTATGTTAGCCATGCTTCATTGCTCACATCTTCACCATTGCGCTTAACGGAGTAATCCAGCCCTGCTTCCTTCATATAGTTTACCCACCGTAACACAATCACATCACAGTAATGTTCATCAAGTTCAGTGCCATAACATATTCTGTCAAGTTCCTGTGCTGCTATTAGAGTAGTTCCAGAGCCAAGAAAGGCGTCATACACAATATCCCCAACTTTACTACTGTTATTCATAAGCCTCTTAATCAACTCAACGGGCTTCATTGTGGGATGGAGTTTTGATTTAATTGGCTTATCAAACTCAAAGATATTCATCTCATTGTTGCTGCCATAAAATTTGTGCTTGCCTTTCCAGCCATAAAGTATATACTCTGTCTTGAACATATAATCAATCCAGCTAATCACGTGCTGATTCTTTAGCCACACAAGAATGCTGGAGAAATACATCTTGGCATCATCAAAAGCTAACCTAAGATTATGAAGGTTCTGCGATGAAATGAAGGCATAGAATGAATTAACTTCAGCAAACGGTATGATTGACATAAAGCTTGCAAAAAACTTCCTGTAATCTTCTATTGAATCATTCTTAATGTCCCTTTCCATGCGTGTGCCATATTTCTTGTTTACATCATTCTTGCCCTGAAACTTATTAAGCATTTTATTCTTTGCACCATAATCAACTCCATATGGCGGGTCTGTGATAACAAGATTAACCTTCCTATTCTCAAACAATATATCCAGCACTTCTTGGCTGGTACAATCCCCACACACAAGCTTATGTTCGTTTAGTTCATAAACATCGCCTGGCTTTGTAACGTTGTTTTCTGGAATATCTTCTATTTCCTTCTCGAGCACATCCTCGTAGTCATTAACGCCAGAGGATTCCATATCAACATCAGCCAACATTTCGTTCATCTCCTCTTCCGAGAACGGCATAGTCAGGTCAATATCATCAAACTCAATAGATAATTCCTTAACAAGTGCAGAAAGTGATTCCGTGTTGCTTGAAAACTTTGTCTCATTGGTTTCAACGGCAATCCTTTTAGCCCGTGACTCCGATATACTACCAAGATTAAATGAGTATATTGTCTCAAATCCAAGTTCTTTCAGCACGTCCAACCGATGATTACCATTAACAACTTCATAAAAGCCAGTGTCAAGTTCACGCACAATGATATTCTCAATCTGACCGTTACGCTTGATATTGTTTGCCAGCTTTTCGGCAAGCTCCTGATTGTTTTCCTTATAGTTCCAGCCAGCCTTGACCAACTTGTCTATTGGTATTTCGCAAAATCCTTTATTCATTACTACTCCTGTCATTTAAGTCTGTTATTGCTTCACCTATTTTAACCGTGAGATTTCTATGTGACTTCTTAAAGTACACAAGATTCTTATCTTCTTGGTTATTCTCTTCCTCAAATAATTGTAACAACCACTCAAAATCATCTGGAAGCATATTGCCATCTCGAATGTATTCTGGATTAGCAAAGTAAAACTCTTTGCCTTTTCCACGCACAATCATAATTGCATTAATGGATAGCAATTCTTTGACTGCCTTTGATAATTCTTGCATGGTCAGGTTAGCATATGCGCATAAGTCCACACTATTCATAGGCTTACCGTTAATTTCGAGCCTGTTAGTCTCTGGATTTAGGCAGCCAAGCATCAGGGCAAACAAGTAACTCCCTGCTCCATACTTATCAAATAGTCCTTTTTCGTATATCTCAATCATGAAACCACAATAAATTACCTATCAAAATGTGTCAAAGAAAATGTTTTCTTACTTTTCCGTCAAGGACACCACGTGCCAGCTGAAGCTTAAGTCCTTGTGTAACAAGAGGTTAGACAGGTAAAGTTTTTTTGCCAAAGTATAAATCGGGTTTTAGCAGGGGGATATTAAGCTTATACAACAACTTGAAACTTTACTATTCAACTCCAGAGCAGCATTAAATTAGTGCCATTCATTTCCAAGAACCAATTGTCTCAGAACAACTTAGCTCCACTCAAGTAAAATAGCTAAAGACCAGCACATGCAGCACACTTAAAGGCACACAGCTAACCCCAAAAAAACTTTATATAGTGCTAACAGAAAACCCCGGTCATGTTCAGAAAATCAAACTTTACTACGGAAAAGCCAGGAAAGACACGGCAAATGAAAGCTATGAAAACCATAAGAACGCATGAAGACATGTAGAAACACATAGAAACAACTAAAAAACAACTAAAAACACATAAAAACAACTAAAAGTGTGTTAGCGTGCGCAGCACGGTGAAAAATTACTGTTCAACTTTTCATATTTTCCCATTACTTCCTGAGCAATTAAGCCTGCCTGCGATTTGCATTGAGTATGTTTTGCTTTCTGTGCGATGTGATTTGTTCTGCATATTCAGCCTATGACCTGATTTCCCTTTCCTGAAGACATATTACATTACTTATGCTGCTTATGAAAAAGTAAAAC